AGCACATAAATTTACCCGTCCACTTCATTTTTGGTGAGTGTTTTTATGTTGATTAGAGAAATGTGTTAGATAAAAAGAAGGCTTATAATGTCTAATAAAAAGTGTAATGTATTCACCTCAAATTTTGGCACTCTCCCTTTACGGTTTACCCTTAAAGACGGTGAACTCTTTGTGTCAAAATCAGATTTAACAAAGATTTTCTATGAATTTTACCCTTCAGATTATCGCTATATTGTTGAAGAACTGATGAATAAAGGCATTACACAAATTATCGGCGATAAATCCGACGTGGTTTCAGTGGTGATTGGAGAATCTAAAATTGGTGCAGCAATTCATTTTCACGCTGTGGGTAATTTACTTCATTTTTGTAGTGAATTGATTGATGTCGATGATGAAATCATGCGTAGTGCTGCATTCCAAGCTAGCACCTTTACAACGTGGTACATTGGAACTTTATCAAACGCCAATAGTTATTTCGGCATAACCATTGAGGATACGCTCATGTCAGTGAAGAAACGCTTGGATAAAATCAATCCGCCTTATATCGTGGAAGTGATGTACGATGTAGAAGATAACATCCCCGCGTGGATTGGCACGTGCGATAAGTTGCATCTTGTCACTGAAGGCCGCACTTATGAAGAATTGCAACAACGCGTGTGGGAAATTGCACCTGAAATGCATGAGTTACAAGGTTACGGCAGTGAAAGTGATAATATCCGCCTTGCTTTTATCCAAACTGAAAGCCACGCAGATTTCCAACGCTTGGAGATGTAACGATGGGCAGTGGGTATTACGATCAACTTATAAAAATACTCAAGCAATATGGTTGCACATTCTTACGTCAGGGAAAGGGCAGCCATGAAATTTGGAACAGCCCAATTACTCAAAAACCTTTCCCTGTTGCTTATACTATTACCAACCGCCACACAGCAAATGGTATTTTAAAACAAGCTGGCATTGATTTTAAAATCTAATTGACAGTCTTTCGATAAATCAATACACTTTCAATCAAGGCTCGTAACCTTAAAACAAAGCGGAATTCCGCACCCGATAGCATAGCGGTTTTTTTATGCGTAAAATTTGTGATCTCGTTTAGTTTTATTGCCATTAAGACTTAACACGCATAAATCCAATTTCATCTATGCCGAGAGGGCGGAGAATACAATACCCGAAAGGGGAATAATCCCGGCCGTTCTTTGTTTCGGTTTACGAACCTCTTGGCGACCCTATTAGGTCAAATCTTCGTAAAATAAAACAAAGGAGTCAGAAATGGCTAATCAAATCTCAACCCAAACAATTTCATTCAACAATCAGTCATTAATTACCGTTGAACAAAATGGCAATCACTATGTTGCTATGAAACCAATTTGTGAAAATATTGGTCTTGCATGGGAACCTCAAGTATTACGTATCAAACGTGATGAAGTTCTTTCTCAAGGTATGATCGTCATGATCATACCTACTAATGGCGGCAACCAAAATATGATTTGCTTACCAATCGAATATTTAAACGGCTGGCTATTTGGTATTGATATTAATCGTTGTAAACCAGAAATCCGTGACACATTAATCAAATACAAAAAAGAGTGTTATCAAGCGTTACATGATTATTGGTTTAATGGTAAAGCAGAACGTAAAACCACAGTAGATGATCGCACCGGTTTACGCAATGCTGTGAATATGCTCGTGAGCAAAAAGGGATTAATTTATTCCGATGCCTATCATTTAGTCCACCAACGCTTTAATGTGGAATCAATTGAAGATTTAACATTAGAGCAATTACCGCAAGCAGTAGAGTATGTACACAAGATAATTTTAGAAGGGGAGTTGATCACAGATCCTGAACTACCTAGCAGAGAAAAGAAATTCACCTTTGAATTTACCGAGTACGAATTACAACAGCTTGCTTGGTTATGGTTTGCTTTTAAACGTGGTGTTGGCACTTTCCAACACATTGAGAGAGCCTTTAATGTTTTAGGCTCGAACATGAGCGGGCAAATCTACGGACAGGCTTACGAATATTTAAGCGTGTTACGTTCTACCAATCAAATCTTAAACCGCATTACAAGTGATTTTGACATCGACCAAATGACAAACTGGCGTGTATTAAAACACTTGCGAGGCTTTAATCCAAAAGCAGTCAAAATCGACTTCTAAAAACAACGGAAAATCCGACCGCACTTTTGAAAAATTGTGTGGCGGATTTTTACACCCAAAATTCACGAAAAGGACAAATTATGTTCAAGATTTTCTTTGCGGTGGCGTTGTTATGGGCCACCTATCATTTAGACTTAAATCAAGATTGCGATGGGTATATTTGCCAAGTTGAACAGTCTCATCAAAAGTGATTATAAATTGACTTAACCCTAAATTTGCATTACTATTTCTAACAATAGCCGAATTGTAGCAATGCAGTTCGGCTTTTTTATTGAAATTTTACAACCCGCTTGAATTGGCGGGGTTTTTATTGCCTGTAAGATAGCGATGTACACGTGACAAGCGGTGTTTCCTTTCTCCACTCACTGCTTCTTACAGGCTCTCTTTGGTGGAGAAAATAGGATGAAATATGCAAACATTAACTGCAGAATTTTTAGGTAAAGAAGTTACCTTAGTGGACAACAACGGCGTGGCTTATGTAGCAATGCGTGAGATTGTTGAGGGAATTGGGTTAGACTGGAAAGGTCAGTATAAAAAACTGATGGAACAGAGTGAGAAATTCAACTGTGGACATATCACCACGGTTGCCAAAGATGGCAAAAACCGTGAAATGTTATGTATCCCGATTAAAAAGCTGAACGGCTGGTTATTTGGGCTTAACCCAAACAAAGTGCGTGCCGATTTAAAAGAACGCTTAGAAAATTATCAAGAGGAATGTTTCTTGGCGTTGTGGGACTATTGGACGGAAGGTGTCGCCCGCCGTGACAAAGTCAAAAACAAGTTGGCATTGTGGCAACAAAAGAAAGCCGAATACGCGCAACGTGCCGGTGAACGGGGAAAATTATTGCAGCAATGCAAATCGGAAAAGCGAGCCCTTGAACATGAGCTTTTACAAATTAAACAGTTAGATCTTTTCGTGAACTTATAACCGCACAATCTTTTAGAAAGTGCGGTTTTTTATTGGAGCAAAAATGCCACAACTAATTAGCAATAAATTCAAGTTAGACCTTGCCAAGCTAGAGCAAAATGCACTCATTGAGCTATTTGAAGTGGATTTGCGAGGATTAAAAGATAATGACGGCATGAATGGCGAGCTTTATCGTTTTTATGCTGGCAAGAATGAAAAGTCACAATCTATCGTATGGCAAGGCAAGACTTATGAGCCATTTGCTGTTAAAGCGGACGGCTTTGAAATGTCAGGCAGTGGCCCAAGTAACCGCCCAACATTAACACTTGGGAATATTGGTGGATTTATTACCGCACTTTGTAATCGCTTTGAGCAGTGTTTGGGCGGTGTCGTTAGACGAAGATTGGTCTATATGCATTATCTCGATACGGTTAATTTTATAGATGGCAATAAGCAAGCTGATCCATCGCAAGAAGTATTGAGTTATTTTCTGATTGAACAGCTATCCTCGCTTAATCGTGATGTAGCTCAATTTACTTTAGCCTTACCGTCCGAAACCGACAATGCATTAATCGGACGAATGATTACATCTACTTGTAATTGGCTATATCGTGGCGTTGAGTGCGGTTATACAGGGCGAGCAGTCGCAGACGAGAAAGACCAGCCGACAAACGACCCTAAAAAAGATAAGTGCAGTGGCTTGTTGACTGGCTGCAAACTAAGAAACAACACGCACAACTACGGTGGATTTGTTAGCGTTGATAAGTTGGGGTAACAATGGACGGCAAATTACACAATGAAATAATCCGTTATTCAAAATCAAAAGAATCACAGGAAAGCTGTGGTTTTGTTGTTTTAGTGGGTAGTGAAAAAGTCTTTATACCTTGCGAAAACATAGCAGAGGATAAAGAGAACCACTTTGAAATCACGCCAGAAGATTACATTAACGCAGCAGAGAAAGGCGAGATTGTGGCATTGGTCCACTCACACCCACAAGGTGAGCCAAGACTCTCTCAATCAGACTTACAAACTCAACTCTATAGCCAGTTAGATTTTTGGTTGGTATGTGATGAGCAAATTCATATTTTCCCCAAAATCCCATTTTTAATCGGTCGTGAATTTAATCACGGTGAAACGGATTGTTACACGCTATTCAGGGACTTTTACCGCTTATCTGGCTGTGAATTACCCAATTTCGAACGCCCTGATTATTGGTGGGAAGATGGTTTAAATCTCTACTTAGACAACATGGGAAAGTGCGGATTTGAGAAAGTTTCAAAGCCTCAAACTGGTGATGTGATTTTAATTAGTGTTGGGGCTAACGTGCCTAATCACGCTGCTATTTATGTAGGCGAACAAATGGTACTGCATCACGCACCTAAACGATTATCTAAGCGAGATTTATACGATGGTTACTGGCTTAAACATACACACAGCATTTGGAGATATAACGCATGGTCAACGTTAGATTTTACGGTTCCCTTAAACAGTTTGGAACTGAATTTAGGCTAGATTGCAAAACGCCTGCCGAAGTCGTCCAAGCTCTAACAAGTCAAATCCCAAAGTTAAGACAATTCATTCAGCAAGGCTTATTTACCGTAAGGGTAGGGCGAGAGTATTTAGACAATCGCTATCTTGAGCAAGGATTAAACCAGCACTTAAAAGACGATTCAACCGTCCATTTTACGCCAATTTTGAAAGGCTCAAAGAAAGCAGGTTTATTCCAAACCATCGTAGGCGCGGTGATGGTTGTTGTTGGTGCAGTATTTCAACAATATTATCTTGTCGGTGCAGGTGTTGCAATGGTTGCAGGTGGCGTGGCTCAAATGCTAACGAAAATGCCGCCAATGTCCACTGGGAAAGATGTCG